GTCGTTCTGTTCATTAGATCGTTCTACTGTCTCCTCAAAGTGTTCCCATCCAGCTAGTTGATTGTAAGAGATTAGGTTGTGCATAATAACCTCCATGCACATAGAATAACATAACAAAGGGGTTTTCGTTCATACGTTTCACCTCTATATTCTACTACTATCTAGGTGTTTTGTGTTGATTCCTTAACAATAATTTATGCCTACGAGTTTATACCTATTAAAAAAGGAGGGAATCAACCCCTCCGATTTCTACTTAAATAAAAATTGAATATAAAGAGACAATAACACTATTGCAACCGCAGATCCTGCTGCAATTTGTAATATTGCAAACATCACTTTGCTCCAACTAGTTGTGCTAATTGTGCTTGGTGACGACGCTCTTCTTTTTGTTTTTGTTCTTTGATAAGTTGTAGGAAGTTTAGCTTTTGCATCACTTATGTCCCTCCTTTACAAACTTAACACCACGATAGGTTTCGTTGTATTGTTGGGCTTGTTGTTGCATTTGCTGTTGATACTGAATACGCTTTTCAGTATCGTATTCAACGCCCCTGTAGACAATTTTAGCCATTTGTTTTCCCCTAAAGAAATGAGAGTTTTTAATTCCCGTTCCTTCAGTCGGCTTTTGCGTCTATTTTACACTCTTTTGGAGAAATCTGTTTTATTTCCCAAATCAAGTCATTTTTGGCTTGTTTTGGAATATCAACTTTATGAATTCTCCCAACCATTAACTGTGCTTGTAGGCAAGTTAAAATGAGTGTTTCCATAGATGAACGTTCCGTTCCGAGTCGGCTTACTTGCGTCCTATTTAATTTTAGCACTTAAGTTTTATAACGTCCTTTCGGAGTTCTGATAGCAATCGGTTTTCTTTTCTTTGGTCTACTACATCGTCGTTTTTAACGATGTCCATTAGTTCCCACGCTGCGTCGCAACTTATTGTCACCTGATTTGATTTGGCAAGTTGTGGCGTAGAAATAGAAAGAAGTGGAACCCATGCTAAAAGCAAAAGTGCTTTAGTCATAGGATGAACGTTAGAGGATTATTATACCTCTATTCACTGTATTTAGGAAGTTTTGTGTGTATTTCCTGATACAATTTTAGAAAACTTTAAGAAGTCAAAATTTTGCCGGGAAATTTTTCCCCGATCTGGGAAATCACTTTCGCTTTTTCTTTTCGGGTGCTTTATAACCCCAGGTCTTTGGATTATGTCTACCATATCCAAAACCAATACTCTTTAAATTTTCACGAAACTTATCCCAGTACATATCAAACAAACGAGTTCTTGTTCCTCTGGTCAGATCGAAACAAATCTTATCATCTACAAGATACTTAATGATATAGGCATCATTGGGTGCCTCTTTAGTGCAGACATCAGCATAAGAACCATTTTCAATCAGAATGTCGCAACCATAACGTGACTTACAAGTTTCTTTTTCTGCGGGTGTCCAATGGTCCATATGCTTTTCCTGTACTTTTTCAAGAACCTGACTCACGAACGCCCTCCCCACTGAATGTCGGGATAAGCTTCAGATACAACTTCCTTTGTAATCTTATACTTTTCTTCAAGTCTTTTATCCTTTACAAGACACAGAATTTCTGCTTCAAAAGGATGAAGTCCTTGTAGGATATTAATGAACATTGTTTCTCTACGAAGAGAACTCAGTCCATCATTTCCACCTTTAACGAAATTATAAAACTTCTCATATTCTTTGCGAATCGATGAACGCCCTTGATCCTGAGATCCTAGAGAGTTACTTCCAAGTTCTCCCATTTTGGAAACAGCGTCATCAATTTTTCCAGAGAGAGTTCCGCTAAATGAAGTCTGTTCATTTGTAGCGGCATAAGGAACATCTCCAGGAGGAAGAACTGAGATGATACTCTCATCAAAGTTCCAAATAAAAATTGCCTTCAAAGAAGGATGGTCATATTTTCTCAGTGCTTCAACTTTTTTAGCATTTGATCTTTGCTTTGAAACAAGTTGAAGAACTTCAAATGCAAATGGATTTCCAGGAAGATCTGGAATCTGTTCTGTCTTTGTTTTGGCAGTAACTGTTTTGGGTTTGCTAGTTACTTTTTTCTGTGTTGTTGTAGTCATAAAAATCCAAAATCTAAATTCATTTACACTATTTAGTTATTCCTCTTCATCCTCATCTTCGTAATCATCGAAGTAATCAGGATTAAAGCTAATTGCTAATACTTCATCAGGAATTACATTGCCTTTGCTATCAAAAAACTCTGGATGGAGTTTTGGACGGTCCTGATAATTCATCATATATTCTCGGGCGACCCAACCAGTTACAAGTCCCACTATAAGAAATAATACTGTTAAAAAACAACCTAAAACCAAACTAGTTGCTAACATTTCTTTTTCTCCGGGAAACTACTTTTCTTTTCCTTGATTTAAAGGAAAATTCAAAATAGATGGTTACTTCCCGATTCAGAAAGCAAACCATCTTTTCAAAGATGATGTGGAAAGGTTGAGTTTGCTTTCTTTTTCCTCCATTAAGAATCAATTCAACACCACGATTAAAGTGGTCTTCCTTTTTATTTAGGTTAGGATTTGATGATTTGTTGCTCCTTGAGGAATTTGATTGTGTCAACGGATCCTCCTATCTTTTGATCATCGCAAACAACTTGAGGAAAGGTTGATCCTTGCCCAAATTCAGCATAAAACTCTTCTCTAGAGAAATGCTCACCTAAATTATACACTACATAACTACTTCCAGTCAATTCAAGGACTTGTTTAACTTTATAGCAATAGGGGCAATTATCTTTAGAATATACTGTGAAATTCATTGAATTATTCTGCTGCTACTTCCGCTTCTGCAGTCTCTTCAGCAACTTCTGGTTCTGGAACAGTCACACCAGTTTGTTGAAGATATTCAATGATTCCTTGGAGTTTCACTGCCATCTCTCTTTTTTCAACAATCTTAGTATTCAGTTCTTGAATTTCTTGAATCAATTCACTCTGCTGTTGAATAGCAGACTGTAGGTGTAGTTGTTGTTCGTTCATTGGTTTCTTTTAAATACTTCTATATTAAATTAAAAAATTTATTCTGTCAAGTATTGACAAGACCTAAAAAGGCGACTAGACTAGGTTTGTCGCCTTTGAAGATCAGGGTTTAGCTTCAGCTATGTTCTGCAACGAATGCTTTACCAGCAGTGATTGCTGCTTCAACATCAGAAAGGTCATCATCAGCACCACTAATGTGCTCGTTACCCATTTGAAGTTCTAAGTGTGCAACGTTTCTACCAACAGCATCAACGACTTCCTTAGTGACTTCTTCCTTTTCCATCTCACTCGTAATTACCCATACACTATCACGCATTGCAGAGATAGCACCAGCAATTTCTTCAGCAGTAGGAACTTTAGTTTCTTCAGACATTGTTTAACTCCTTTTTAGTTTATTTATGAATATCAACCACCGATTAAACCAGAATCATCTGACTCTTCGGTAGTGATTTCCGAAACTTCTTCAGTTTCTTCTACCTCATCGGTATCTTGTACGACTCTCCAGAACTCAGTGTTCTTGCACTTCTCTAGAATTTCTTCTGAGAGAATTTCTTCTGGACTTGGTGCAGTTGATTTTACAACTGGACGTACTTCGTGCATATCAGCAAATCCATAAACCATACCATCATTCTCACGATTTTCATTCTTAAGATTATCAAAGGTATGTTCAAATGGTTCTTCACCCAAGAACTCATAAAGTTTTTGAATAGTTTCCTGAGGATTGGTTGTTAACTCACGATACTCTACAAAGTGCAGTGATTCATCATAACCTTCCATTAGTGCTTTTCTGAGTCCTTCTACCGACTGACCAAGAATACCTGCAGGGCTTGCAAGCAGTTCGCAACGATTATCATCCGTCAGAGGAATGTTATTCTTGATGAGCATTTCATCAATGAAGTTAATACGTCCATCAACCTGATAAGGATTGCGACGAATCATTGAGATAAACGAAGTCAGAATCTCTGCAGTGTCACGAACAGGGCAGATAACCTTAGGTGGAACATCAAAGTAACCAGGAATATATTCCATACGAACAGTCCAAGAACGGTTCTTATCGAAAATTACTGGTTCTGGACGATCACCATAAAACTGGGGAAGAACTGAAGCAATGATTTCTCTTGCTTGTTGTGGTTTTGGATAACCCAGATACAGTTCATCATTGGCAAGGCTATTCTCCAGAGCAATCATTGTAGGTACTACAGGAGAGCTAGGTCCAGAATAAAATCTTGGATTCTGGTTTAGAATTGACGAAAGCAGTGTGCTTCCAGACCTTGGAAGACCTGCCATAAAATAGAATGTTTTATTCATTCTGCTCATTTCCTCACGGATAATTTCTTTAATCATTTCCTTCATTGGTTTTTAATCCTCCTATTGTTTGTCGATAGATGCAATGACTTTATCAAAATCATAAAGTTCTTCTTGTTCTCCAAATGGATACTCTACTTCGTTTCCATTGAAATCAAAATCAAAAAAGTAACTTCCTGGAAGTTTAAAGTCATATGGAATTTCGGTGCAGATATTATCGTGCATTTCATAACCAAAAACTTTCGGACTCGTGCCGCTCCAAAGAACTGTAGAGGGTAATCTTAATGCTGCTGCTGCGTGTTGCATACAGGAGTCGATTAAGATTCTCTTCTTACTATGTATAAGAATACTAAAAAGTTCGATGAGAGATAGTGAACTTTCTGGAGTTGCAAAAATTGGATAAGCATCCTCCAGTTTTGGAGAGTTCAATTTGGTAATTTGATAAATGTGATACTTGTCCTTGTAATGATCTACAATTCTCTGTGCCAGTTCAAATGGCATATCACGAGTCCAGGAATATGGTTTGGCATCTGTCGTCATCATACCTCCATTGGTATGAATGACCATTACAGGTTTTTTACCCTTGCACCAAACTTCTCTGGAAATATTTTTCTGAAGATTATTAAACTTCAGTTCTGGTTTTTCATTATTAAATTTAAGATTATATAACTTACACCAATTTTCAATCAGTGGAAGTTTCTTGTGAATATGGTCCGTTGTATAATAAGGTTCGTGTTGGAAGATGAGTGAGTCCTTATCACGAATATAATTCTGATAGAAGTAACTCGTATTTCCTAATTGATAGACACGATCAACAAAAGAAATGTTGATAAAGATTTCTGTGTAGACGCAAACTACAATTAACTTCCTATCAGGATAATTGTTTTTAATACACTTTGCGACTGCTGTTGCTGCAATGTGCTTTCCGATTCCACCCTGAACGTGGAATATGCAGTACTTTTTAGAACTCATAAAAATTTCAATTCATTCTATATTATGTATAAGAGATTTAAAACGCTTAAAGTTGAAACGTGGTTCGGATTTCTTCTATTAAATCCTGGTCCTTTGATACCACACCAAGACCATAAGAGCAGGTGAAATTGACCTTAGGTAGATTCAATTCTGCAAAAAATCTATCGACTTCATATCCTGGTTTTTGAACAAAGGTATCGTGAAATAAAATCACACCATCGTCTTTTACAAATTTGCTCCAGGTATCATAATCATTCTTCACTGCTTGATAAGTGTGATAACCATCAATGTGTAGAATATCAATTGGATGCTTCCATTGTTTTGCAACCATTCCAAAGTAACCTTTTACAAACTTAACGTGATTGAATTGAAGTTCTTTTTTCTTTTGCTTGACATATTCAAACGTGTTTTTAAATCCTACCATTGGATCTCCTTCAAAGCAATCGATACCATATACTGTACCGATCTTTGGTAGAGCAAAGCAGAATGTTGAATAACCAAAATCAACACCTAGATCTACAGTCACTTCTGGATTTTTTCTGTTAACAATCCATTGGGCAAATGTAATATGATCAGTCCAACCCGTTGGAACTTGTTCTATAATGCGAAGTTCGTTTTCCATTAGTATCCAAAAATATTTGTTTTAGGTTGAAGAGTATGTTTTATAATGTCCCATTGCTTTGCACCCTTAAAGTGATTGTACTGATAGGCATTATGTGTGTCCAGATCAATTCGTTTTTGTATCGGACCTTTTTTGATTCCAAGAGTTTTTGAAATTTCACCACTGATCTTATTGGTTTTCAGAGCATAAATGTTCTCACAGTTCTGAATTAAGTAGTCATCACCATACCAGACCTTATAAAGGCTTGGAATGACTTTGTACTTGGAGCGTTTGATAAACATACAAACACCAAATGCATAACTCTGACTTCCAATCGGTCTGTTCTTTAGAATATTCAGTTTGATCAGTTCGTCTGATTGATCTGGTTGATGTGCGATATGAAAGTTATCAACACTTCCTTTCAGATAAGAACCAATGATATCAATATTCTCCATATCCAATGTGGAGATATAATTGAAGATACCTTCTTCTACAAAGACATCATCATTCAAAATGCATAGAACATCTGAATTGGAACGATAGTAACCTTCATTCCAAGCAGGATTCACATAGATGTTTTTGTTGTAGCAAACCAATTTAATCTTTGGATGCTGAAGAATCGGATCATTAGGTCTTTTGGATTTTTGATTATCGATTAAAATAATCGAATTAACTGCTGAGAATTCACAGTATTGTTTCAGATAATCGATAAAATTTTCCACACACCACATTGTAGGTGTTACAATATCAATGGAGTTCATAGGTTATATGACTTTTGAAAATCGCCTTTAAACTTTTTGGTTCCAATATGTGTCACCGTATGTGTTGGATTTAACCAAATCTGGTAACCAAGTTCTTTGATCTTTTCGCAGAGAACAATATCTTCTCCGTGAAAACTATCATTAATGACTGTGTATTCGCAAATGTACTTTAGTGGTCTGCCTCGAAATTCACAGACAGGATTGCTCTCCCATAGGTCACGAATGACTTTCTGTGAGAGTTTTAGGAATCCAGTACCACAGCGTCCAATCTTCAGGTATCCATCCGTGTCTGGTTCTTTCTGAACATCATAGACATTGTACTGGATTTTTTTATCACCTTTATTAACAACTGGAACTGCTACTACGTCTTTTGGAGAATTCACGATATTCAGAAGAACTTTTGGATCCCATTCTTCGTCATCATCAATAAAGACCATTGCATCATAGCGTTCTCTATAGGCAAGATTCAGAAGTTCATTTCTTGCCATTGGTAGAATGCTCTCATTAGCAAGAAACACTGGTTGGAACATTATATCGTTCGCAAGACCAAGTTTTGTACTTTCATATAATGAATTAACAAACCAGGCATCAACCTTGCCATCAAGGCACGGCGTTGCAATTAATACTCTTTTCATTTGGAATAATGATGTATCTTTAAGTATTTAGTTTGTTCTCCAGAGCCTCTATTCTTGCTTTCAGGTCTTGGTTTTCAGTATCAAGTTGTTTCACAGCATTAATCAAATACCAAGTTAAATTAGAAGTATCAACACTATAAACACCAGTACTTTCTTGCTTAACAATTTCTGGTAGTACTTCCGATGCTTCTTGAGCAATTAAACCAATTTGTACTCCTTCTTTATTAATTGCAGTGTGCTCTGGAAGTTCAGTGATTTCTTCTGGTTTGCGGTATTCATTCAAGAGTTTCAACATTCCAAGGAGTTGCTGGCCTCATTGTAGGTTGTTCAGCATTTAGACCATAAAAAGATTGAATTTTTTTAGCAACAGTATTCTTTAACTGTTCTTTTTCAGATTCTTCTAATAGAGTTTCAATCCAACCAACCACGATTTCTGGGGTGAGATCTTCAAATGGAACAAAATTATTCCAATCAATTGGTCTAATATACTTTACCGAAACAATTTTCTTAATTTCATTTCCATTTTCATCTAATAGAATGTTCCCATTGTTATCAATTATTGTCTGTTCTTCATCTTGATATACAATCTCTTCAAATGGCAATTTAAAATCAAAAACTTCGGTTGTATTGAATCCATTTTCATCTTCTCCACGAATGTATGCTTTGATATATTCAACTGCACCATCAGGGGATTGATTTGTTTCATCAACTTTTAATTGACAAATATGATAAGTATAAGTAATACTCATATTCCTAATTTCCTTTGATTTTTGTATTTATTCAGACAAATTTATAAATTATATCCAGCAGAAATAGCTGCAACTGTCCAGTTTCCTGAACCGCAATTGACAGTTAACGTATTTGATCCAGATTGTCCAAAAGTTACAAAATCAGTATCGCCAGAAATAAATGTGCTTCCTGGTGTATTATTTCCAGTAATATAAAACTGAACTCGATAAATTGCAGAATCACCAGATGTTCCATCAGAGGTATTTCTACTAGCTAAAACTAACATTGTTGCTCCACCGTTACTCTGATTTACTGACAATCCAGTATCGATAACAGTGTTACCAGAACTAGATGCAACTTCTCTTAATTGAGCTGTGTATGCTGCACCACCAGCTCTTACTACACCACTAAGTGTTATGGATCCAGCGACCTGCAACTTATAAATAGTTGGATTTGTAAGACCTATACCAACATTACCACTACTAGTACCATAAATCCAGTTCACACCACCAGCACCAATCGCTAACTGACAGCTACCAGTTGCTGATGGAACTTGTGTATTGTTTCCAAGAGCAATATTATTAGAACCAGTGGTAACAGAGCATCCTGCATAATGACCTAAGAATGTGTTGCAAGAACCAAAAGTATTAAGGCATCCAGCATTCGCTCCTATAAAGTTATTGTTGGATCCTGTGGTGTTACAACGTCCTGCAAGTGATCCTATAAAGTTGTTGTTGTTTCCGGTAGTATTTTTTTGCCCCGCATAACGACCCATAAAGATATTGCAACTTCCAAAAGTATTAAAAGCTCCAGCACACTGTCCTATGAAGTTATTGTTGGATCCTGTGGTGTTTTTACCACCCGCATACCAACCAAAAAAGTTGTTACAAGAACCAGTAGTATTGCAATAACCGGCAGCAAATCCAATAAAGTTATTGGCAGATCCAGTTGTATTAAAAGAACCTGCACGACATCCAAAGAAATTATTACAATTTCCAGTGGTGTTATAGTAACCAGCATAAAATCCAAAAAAGTTATTGTGACATCCAAAAGTATTAGAAAATCCAGCATTATTGCCTATAAAGTTATTGTTGGATCCAGTAGTGTTACATAGTCCAGCATTAATACCAAAGAAGTTATTATAACAACCAAAAGTATTCGAATATCCAGCACACTGTCCTATAAAGACGTTGCTGTTTCCTGTGGTGTTACAGATACCAGCACATAAACCGAAGAAGTTATTATTACTTCCTGTGGTATTACGATATCCAGCAGCACACCCTATGAAGTTGTTGAAACTACCAAAGGTATTAAACTCTCCTGCTTCACGACCAATAAAGTTATTGGAATTTCCTGTGGTATTGCAGCATCCAGCAAGATATCCAAAGAAGTTATTAGCACTACCAGTAGTGTTAGCAAATCCAGCACATCTTCCTATAAAGTTATTGTCTACTCCTGTGGTATTACTATACCCTCCAGCATATCCAAAGAAGTTGTTATTAGATCCAGTTGTATTACGAAATCCTGTGTCTTGTCCAAAGAAATTATTGCAACTTCCTGTGGTGCTGCAACGTCCCGCATTAACTCCAAAATAGTTATTACGAGATCCTGTGGTATTAAGACATCCAGCATCACGACCAATAAAGTTATTGAAGGATCCAGTGTCGTTGCATCTTCCTGCTTTATATCCACCAAAGAAGTTATGACATCCTGTAGTATTGCAATATCCTGCACTGGCACCTAAAAATGTATTGTAAGATCCAAAGGTATTAAATTGCCCTGTAAGTTGACCTATGAAAACATTAAATCCACCGGTGGTATTACATCTTCCAGCAGAGCGACCAAAAAATACGTTATAGCAACCAGTAGTATTTTTTTGCCCAGCATAAGGACCCATAAAGATATTACAACTTCCAGTGGTGTTACAACTTCCTGCTTGATTACCTACAAAAACATTACTACTTCCAGTGGTGTTGGTGCATCCAGCATTATATCCACCGAAGAAATTATGATTTCCAGTGGTATTTGAAAATCCAGCAGCACGACCTATAAAGTTATTATTGGTTCCAATTGTATTATTCTGCCCTGCATAAGGTCCAATAAAATTATTTCTACTTCCAGTGGTGTTACATAATCCTACATTAATACCAAAGAAATTATTTTGATTTCCAAAAGTATTAGAATATCCAGCACAGAAACCTATAAAGTTATTGTTGGATCCTGTGGTATTAGAAAGACCAGCATTTTGTCCAAAGAAGTTATTAAAAGATCCAGAAATATTATAAACACCTGTACTATTTCCTACAAAGAAATTATGAGATCCAAATGTATTGCAACGACCAGTGGCACGACCAATAAACGTATTATTACTTCCAGTTGTATTTGCTTGACCTGCAAGAGATCCAATGAAAACATTACGAGTTCCTGTTGTATTGCACTGCCCAACACAGTCACCAATAAAGTTATTATGACATCCAAAAGTATTCGAAAATCCAGCACATAATCCAATAAAGTTGTTGTTGGATCCTGTGGTGTTATATCTTCCAGCATTACGACCAATAAAATTATTATTCTGTCCAATAGTGTTGCAGTATCCTGCCTCACGCCCTATGAAGTTATTGTTGGATCCTGTGGTGTTGTATCTTCCAGCATTACGACCAAAGAAGTTATTATAACAACCAGTAGTATTATACTGCCCCGCAAAGACACCAAAGAAGTTATTATAAGCACCGAAAGTATTAGAAAATCCTGCACTATTTCCTATGAAGTTGTTGTGGTTTCCTGTGGCGTTACAATGTCCAGCAGATCTTCCAATAAAATTATTAGAACTACCAGTGGTATTATTACGCCCTGCATTATATCCACCAAAGAAGTTATGACATCCAGTGGTGTTACAGCGTCCAGCAAGAAATCCAAAGAAATTGTTATAAGAACCAATAGTATTAATACATCCTGATTGAGTTCCAATAAAATTATTATGATTTCCAGTAGTATTATTGATTCCAGCACACTGTCCAAAGAAGTTATTATAGCTTCCAGTAGTATTAGAAAATCCAGATTGCCTACCTAAGAAGTTGTTGTTGTTTCCTGTAGTGTTAGAACATCCTGCTTGAATACCAAAGAAGTTATTATAGCAACCAAAGGTATTATTGCGCCCAGCACAGTTGCCTATAAAGTTATTGTTGGATCCTGTGGTATTGCAAAGTCCAGAAGAATTGCCAAAGAAGTTATTATGATTTCCATTGGTGTTATTATATCCAGCACATAATCCTATAAAGGTATTATTGTTTCCTGTGGTATTATTAAATCCTGCTCGGGAACCTAAGAAGTTATTGCAACTTCCAGTGGTGTTTAAACGTCCAGCACCACATCCAAAGAAGTTATTATAACTTCCAATAGTATTATAACCTCCTGCAGCATTACCAAAGAAGTTATTATTACTTCCAGTGGTGCTGCACCATCCAGCATAATAACCAAAGAAGTTATTGCAACAACCAAAAGTATTAGAACGTCCAGCAGCATATCCAATGAAGTTATTATGACATCCAGTAGTATTACTTCTACCAGCACCAACACCAGCAAAGAAGTTATCCGTACCACCACTTAAACTACCACCAGTTGTTGTATCACCAATTCTGATATTGGCAGTAGAACCAAAAGATACTTGAGTGAATGTAGCAACACCAGTGATATTCAGGTCAGTGAAAGTATTAGGTCCAATTGAAATCGAACTTTCAATGGTTGCTGCAGTAACGGCATCTAATGAAGCAATGTTCTGTAACTGCCTTGCACTTGAAACAATCTGAGTTGAACCAATACTTAACGAATTTGCAGTTACAATACCTGCAGTGTTAATATTTTCTACAACTAGATTTGCGCCTGTTTCAATACCAGCAGCGTTAACCTTCGTGAATGCCATTATGGTTTTTTATGTATTTATAGACCTGCGGCATCTAAACGCTTAAGAACTTCTTTTAATGTATTTCTGAGTTCTGTGTTTTCTTGGTCGAGTTCTTGAATCGCTTTAATCAGAATAGGAATAAAGTTGGTCTTATAAATTCCTAAACTATCAGGTGCATTGTCGTCTACTAATCTGAGGTAATCTGCATTGTATTCTTCTTGGACTGCTTGGACTTCTTGTGCAATTAAACCTGCTTCTTCCTTGCCTTGTGGAGGCAACTTCTTCTTCTCTTCGTCACGGAAGTCCCACTGGAATTTAACTGGTCTGAGTTTTCCTAAGAAATCTTTTCCTTGTGGTAGGTTTTGAATATTGATTTTATCTCTACCGTCAGAAGTGTTACCCCAAGCACTAAATGCACCACTGTAGCAGGCAGCAGTCGCATTACCAGAAGAGATGACGACTTGGTTGCTGTTGGTTGCTGATGGAACGTTATATGGTCCAAGAACAACGTTACAAGAACCAATAGTATTATTGCATCCTGCATATGCACCAATAAAAACATTTTTTATTCCAGTGGTATTTGCTCTTCCAGCACCAATACCCATAAAACTATTGTAACATCCAGTGCTATTGCAAAGTCCTGCATTAACACCAAAGAATTGATTATATCTTCCACTGGTATTATTCAATCCAGCAACTGTCCCCATAAACTGGTTGTGTCTACCAATAGTATTAGAATATCCAGCACAGGTTCCTATAAAGGTGTTGTCGCCTCCTGTAGTGTTGGAATATCCAGCAGTGACACCAAAGAAATTGTTGTTGGTTCCTGTGGTGTTTGTTTGTCCAGCACGAAGACCAAAGAAAATATTATTAGATCCAGTTGTATTGAAATATCCAGCGTATTTTCCAAAGAAAGTATTATAGCAACCAGAAGTATTCGCTAATCCTGCAGCACGACCAAAGAAATTGTTATAAGAACCTGTTGTGTTACATCTACCTGCACTAGATCCAAAGAAGTTATTAAAGGAACCAGTGGTATTACACCATCCAGCAAGAGCCCCAAAGAAATTATTAAGATCACCAAAAGTATTAGAATATCCAGCACACTGTCCTATAAAGGTGTTGTTGGATCCTGTGGTGTTGCAACGTCCCGAAAGAAGACCAAAGAAGTTGTTATTAGATCCAGTCGTATTAGAACGTCCAACATCTACTCCAAAGAAGTTATTATAATTACCAAAAGTATTACTACAACCTGTAGCATCACCAATGAAGTTATTACCATTTCCTGTGGTGTTGCCTTGCCCTGCTCTCCATCCAATAAAGTTGTTATGAAAACCAAAAGTATTGTTACGTCCTGCACAGGCACCAATAAAGGTATTATTTCCTCCAGTGGTATTAGCGCATCCTGCACATAATCCGAAGAAAGTATTGCAACTTCCTGTAGTATTACAATATCCTGCAGAAGTGCCAAGGAAATTATTATGAGACCCAGTAGTGTTAAATCTTCCCGCCTCGGCACCAGAGAAAAAGTTTTGCTCTCCAGTTGTATTTGATGTTCCCGTATTGCGTCCAATAAAAGTATTAAAAAATCCAGTGGTGTTACATTTACCTGCACTTCTTCCAATAAAAGTATTGTAACAACCAAAAGTATTAGCAAATCCAGCACACTGTCCTATAAAGGTATTGTCTGCTCCTGTGGTGTTGGAGTATCCAGCATTTAATCCAAAGAAGTTATTATGACTTCCTGTGGTATTGGAATTTCCAGCAGCATTGCCAAAAAAGTTATTATAGCATCCAGTAGTATTGTAACGTCCAGAAACATTGCCAAAGAAGTTATTAAAGCAACCAGTAATGTTGCAACGTCCTGTAAAACGACCAAAGAAGTTATTATAACCACCAAAAGTATTAGAATATCCAGCACATAGTCCTATAAAGGTGTTGTGGCATCCAGTGGTGTTGCTATTTCCTGCACGGGACCCAAAGAAGTTATTATAATTACCAAAAGTATTGGAAACTCCCGTATTTGGTCCAATGAAATTATTTCTAGACCCAGTAGTATTGCATAAACCTGCATTAAAACCAAAGAAGTTATTATAAGCACCAAAGGTATTGGAATATCCAGCACAGAATCCTATAAAGTTATTGTGGTTTCCAGTGGTGTTGCTTCTTCCTGCATAATAACCAAAGAAGTTATTATTGGTACCAGTAGTATTAGAAAGTCCAGAAAATTGCCCAAAGAAATTGTTGCGAATTCCAGTTGTGTTACAGCGACCTGCAGAAGGTCCAAAGAAATTATTAAAGCAACCAAAAGTATTAGAAAGACCAGCAAGGGTTCCTATAAAGTTATTATCAGTTCCTGTAGTATTGGAATATCCAGCACATAGACCTATAAAGTTATTGCAATTTCCTGCGGTGTTACTGAAACCTGCAAATTTTCCAAAGAAATTATTATAACCACCAAAAGTATTAGAATATCCAGCACAGAATCCTATAAAGGTATTGTGATTTCCAGTAGTGTTACAGAATCCTACTTGAAGTCCAAAGAAGTTATTATTTTCACCAAAAGTATTAGAATATCCAGCACACTGTCCTATAAAGGTATTGTTGGTTCCTGTGGTGTTGCAAGCACCAGCAAGATATCCAAAGAAGTTATTAAAAGATCCAGTAGTATTTCGATATCCAGCAGCATATCCACCAAAAAAGTTGTTACTTCCAGTAGTGTTTAATTGACCTGCACGAAACCCAATGAAAATATTGCAGTTTCCTGTCGTATTAGCACAACCTGCATAAAATCCAAAGAAGTTATTATACTTACCAGTGGTGTTGCAGAGACCAGCAATATTTCCAAAGAAGTTGTTGTGAGATCCTGTAGTATTTTTAAATCCTGCCTGAACACCAAAAAAGGTGTTATCAGTTCCTGTGGTATTGCATTGTCCTGCAGCACGACCAAAGAAATTATTATTATTTCCAGTGGTATTTTCACGTCCCGCAAGATATCCAAAGAAATTATTATTACTTCCTGTGGTGTTGTATCTACCAGCACCACAACCAAAGAAATTATTATAACATCCAGTAGTATTACAAAATCCTGCAGCACTACCTATAAAGTTATTATGACATCCAAAAGTATTCGAAAATCCAGCACACTGACCTATAAAGATGTTGAAGCTTCCTGTGGTGTTATAACGTCCTGCATAATAACCTATGAAGTTGTTGTGAGATCCTGTAGTATTGACACGTCCAGTAGCACGACCAATAAAGTTATTATAACTTCCAATGCTATTTAAATATCCTGCACGACATCCAATAAAAACATTATCATTACCAAAAGTATTATAAAAACCAGATTGCTGTCCTATAAAGACGTTTCTATTTCCAGTAGTGTTGCAATAACCTGTACCATTACCAATGAAGTTATTGTTATTTCCGGTCGTGTTAAAAAATCCAGCATTTGGACCAAAGAAATTATTAGCATTTCCCGTAGTGTTACAACGTCCAGCACTTGTACCAAAAAAGTTATTATAACAACCTGTTGTATTACACTGACCTGATGTGTTTCCAAAGAAGTTATTAAAGGATCCAAAAGTATTAGAAAATCCTGTACATTGTCCTATAAAGTTGTTGTTGGTTCCTGTGGTGTTATTACATCCTGAAAAAAGACCGAAGAAATTATTATAAGCACCAGTAGTATTACAAAATCCTGCACGTTGTCCAATAAAGTTGTTATTAGATGCAGTTGTATTACTTCTACCAGCAAGGTATCCTAAAAAATTATTTGATATTCCCGTAGTATTGCAAGCACCAGCATATCTACCAAAGAAGTTATTGTAGCATCCAGTTGTGTTACTAAGTCCTGAACACTGACCAATAAAGTTATTAAAACATCCAAAGGTATTCGAATATCCAGCACATAGTCCTATAAAGGTGTTGTTGGATCCTGTAGTGTTGCATCTACCTGCTTGCAGACCAAAGAAGTTATTATTGCCCCCTGTAGTATTGTATCTCCCTGCCAAATAACCAAAGAAGTTATTATAACAACCAGTAGTATTAGAGAACCCTGCAATTGCTCCAAAGAAGTTATTAAAAGCACCAAAAGTATTAGAATATCCAGCACACTGTCCTATAAAGGTATTGTTGGTTCCTGTGGTGTTTAAGTATCCTGCAGCATATCCAAAGAAGTTATTGAAGCATCCAAAAGTATTAGAATATCCAGCACACAGTCCTATAAAGTTATTGTTGTTTCCTGTGGTGTTAGAACGTCCTGCCTGTGAACCAAAAAAGTTATTATAATTACCAAACGTATTAGATTGACCTGCACCAAAACCTAAGAAGTTATTATATGCTCCACAGGTATTGTTGAATCCTGCACTATTACCTAAGAAGTTATTAGAAACTCCAGTGGTGTTTGATCTTCCTGCAGATCTACCAAAGAAATTATTATTAGATCCTGTAGTATTAAGGCGTCCAGCACTAGAACCAAAGAAATTATTACGAGTTCCTGTTGTATTGGAATATCCAGCACACTGACCTATAAAAGTATTGTATACTCCAGTAGTATTATAATACCCAGCACATTGTCCAATAAAAACATTATGAGTTCCAGTCGTCGTAGAACTACCAGCACCAACCCCAGCAAAAAAGTTATGAACACCATCAGTAACAACAGCACCAGTGGTACTATCACCAATCTTAATATTCGTATCGCAATATCCAATGACACCAGCAACCTGAAGTTTGACGGTTGGGTTGGTCACACCAAGTCCAAGTTCACCCAAACTATCAACAACAACGATTGTACTTCCAGACCCTACCTGAAACTGTTGTACTGGAGAGTTCGTTGCAATTCCAACCGTACCTGCATTTAAAGTACTTACAGTTGTAACCCCTGTTAGAGTAACGTTACTAGAGATACCTATATTGGTTACTTGCGTAAGACGTTCAAGTGCCATTTTTGTTTTTTAGTTATTTATTCTGGTTCTTAAGGTCATTAAGTTCTTGTCTTAATGAATTCACTTCAGCATAAAGTTCTTTGATTGCATTGACGAGCACTGGGATCATATAGTCGTGTGTGATACCAAGATTATCTGGGTCAGAGTTATTGACGATAATTGGTTCATCACCCTCTAGAGACATTACTTCTTGTGCTGAGAATCCATATCTCTTTCTTGGATCCTTGAGTTCTCCTGTCTCTTTGTCCTTAAAGGAGTACTTGATTGGGTTGACTCCTCTTAAGAAATCTCTACCGTATGGTACGTTGCCCCAGACACACTTGTATCTGATATCGGAGGCGACACCCCAAGCAATCTGGATACAGGCTGTTGTATGGGATGAGTTACCCATAACAATTTGGTTACCAGTGGTTGTCATATTAATGAGACCACCTGGAGATGATCCAGTTGTTCCAGAAAAACGACCAATTGCTATATTATTAGATGCTGTAGTATTGTTCTGACCTGCACCATAACCAATAAAAACATTACAGCAACCACCAGTGTTACTAAATCCAGCATCACGACCAAAGAATTGGTTATAACAACCAGTGGTGTTATAACGCCCAGCATTACAACCAATAGCATTGTTATGGCATCCAGTAGTATTAGTAACTCCTGCCTCTCTACCAAGAAAAACATTCCAACTTCCAATAGTATTGCTAGCTCCTGCTCCAAAACCTATAAAAACATTACAACTTCCTGTGGTATTGAAGTATCCTGCAGATTCTCCAAAGAAAATATTGTTGTTTCCAGTAGTATTACAAAAACCAGAGGCATTACCAGCAAAAACATTACTATATCCAAAAGTATTAGAATATCCAACACATCTCCCTATAAAGACATTGTTGGTTCCTGTGGTGTTGGAGTATCCTGTATTAAGTCCAAAGAAGTTGTTGTTGTTTCCTGTGGTGTTATAACGTCCAGCTTCACGTCCTATAAAGTTATTATTAGATCCTGTAGTATTTTTATATCCAGAAACAGGACCAAAGAAGTTATTACACTGTCCTGTCGTATTATAATATCCACTTGCACGTCCAAAGAAGTTATTATACTGACCTATTGTATTGCAATATCCAGCACATCCACCTATAAAGTTATTATTGTTTCCTGTAGTGTTACTGCGACCTGCAAATAACCCAAAGAAGTTATTAAAACATCCAGTGGTGTTGCAGAAACCTGCTTGTGTTCCAATGAAATTATTACAACTACCAAAAGTATTAAGACATCCTGCTTGTTGACCTATAAAGTTATTAGCAGTTCCAGTTGTATTAGATTGTCCAGCATAAACACCTATAAAATTATTGTTTATACCAAAAGTATTAGAATATCCAGCACACGCACCTATAAAGTTATTGTTGTTTCCTGTGGTATTACTTCTACCTGCATAACGACCAAAGAAGTTGTTACTGGATCCTGTAGTATTAGAAAATCCTGCTTGTCTTCCGAAGAAGTTATTATATCCACCAAAAGTATTAGAATATCCGGAATCGCAACCAATAAAGGTATTACTATTTCCTGTAGTATTACAAATACCAGCATTCAAACCAAAGAAGTTATTAAAGCATCCTGTAGTATTTCTAAATCCTGCTTGTCTTCCAAAGAAATTATTGAAACCACCAGTAGTATTGAAAAATCCTGCATCACATCCAAAGAAGTTATTATAGTTTCCAGTGGTGTTGCAAAGTCCTGCACCACGTCCAATGAAATTATTAAAGCAACCAAAAGTATTAGAATATCCAGCGCATAGTCCTATAAAGTTATTGTTGGATCCTGTGGTGTTATATCTTCCTGCAGCATAACCAAAGAAGGTATTGTATGATCCTGTGGTATTTTTACATCCAGCAAGTTGTCCAAAGATATTATTATTATTTCCTGTAGTGCTGCAAAGTCCTGCATAACGTCCAAAGATATTATTATTACTTCCTGTAGTGTTTGAATATCCTGCATAATAACCAAAGAAATTATTGCAGTTACCAAAAGTGTTAGTATATCCAGCACGTTGTCCTATAAAGTTATTATTAGATCCTGTAGTATTTCCTTGTCCAGCACGGCAACCAAAGAAGTTATTATTACTTCCAAAGGTATTTGCATAACCAGCAAGAAGACCAATAAAAGTATTATGATTTCCTGTGGTGTTACAACGTCCAGCATCAACGCCAAAGAAATTATTATAGCAACCAGTAGTATTATCACGCCCAGCACCACACCCAAAGAAATTATTGTGACATCCTGTGGTGTTAGAAGCACCTGCATAACGACCAAAGAAGTTGTTAAAACAACCTGTGGTGTTACAACGTCCTGCAGAACATCCTAAAAAGTTATTAAAACAACCAAAAGTATTATAAAGTCCTGCTGCTTGCCCTATAAAAATATTAGAACCGCCAGTAGTATTACAACGTCCGGCACTATTTCCAATAAAATTATTAGCACCCCCAAAAGTATTAGAATATCCAGCACACTGTCCTATAAAGGTATTGTTGATTCCTGTGGTGTTTAAGTATCCTGCAAAAAACCCAAAGAAATTATTGTTAGAACCAAAGGTATTGCAAAAACCTGCATTACGACCTATAAAGTTGTTGTTGTTTCCTGTGGTGTTTAAGTATCCTGCTTGGCACCCAAAAAAGTTATTATGACTTCCAGTGGTATTATAATATCCAGAATATTTGCCAAAGAAATTATTATAGTTTCCTGTTGTATTACATCTTCCTGCTTCACGATTGAAGAAATTATTATAACTTCCAATGGTATTTGCATTTCCTGCGTTATAACCTATAAAGTTATTATGTTTTCCAGTTGTATTAGAAAATCCTGATGTAGTACCAAAGAAGTTATTAAAGCAACCAAAAGTATTAGAATATCCAGCACACTGTCCTATAAAGGTATTGTTGGATCCAGTGGTGTTGCTTCTACCTGCAAAAATACCAAAGAAATTATTTTGAGAACCAGTGGTATTGCAAAATCCTGATTGAACACCAAAGAAATTATTGTTGGATCCTGTGGTGTTATAACGACCTGCACTACCACCAAAGAAATTATTATAATTACCAGATGTGTTGCTTTTACCTGCATAACCGCCAAAGAAGTTATTACACTGTCCTGTCGTATTATAATATCCACTTGCACGTCCAAAGAAGTTATTATACTGACCTGTAGTATTGCATCTACCTGCACTAGGTCCAAAAAAGTTATTAAAGCAACCAGTGGTATTACAAAGTCCTGCGAAGATACCAAAGAAATTGTTATAACCACCAAAAGTATTAGAGTATCCAGCACATCGCCCTATGAAGTTGTTATTGTTTCCTGTGGTGTTTTTACATCCTGCTTGTAGACCAAAGAAATTATTGAAACTACCAAAAGTGTTAGCAGCACCTGCACTAGCACCAATAAAATTATTATGTTCTCCTGTAGTGGTACAATATCCTCCACGAAAACCAAAAAAGTTATTATAGCTACCAGAAGTACTAAATTGACCCGCCCTTCTTCCAATAAAAATATTTCGGCATCCGGTAATATTGCAAATCCCTGCATTGTATCCACCAAAGAAGTTATCAGAACCAAAAGTATTAGCAAATCCAGCACACTGTCCTATAAAGGTATTGTTGTTTCCTGTAGTATTACAACGTCCAGCAAGATATCCAAAGAAGTTATTGTAACTACCAAAAGTATTATAAGTTCCAACACCCTGTCCTATAAAATTATTGCGATTTCCAGTCGTGTTAAATTTGCCTACGTTGGTTCCTAAGAAGTTATTACCTTGTCCAGTAGTATTAGAATATCCAGCACACAGTCCTATAAAGTTATTATTAACTCCTGTAGTATTGGATTGACCGGCACGGAAACCAAGGAAGTTATTATAACAACCAGTGGTGTTATAACGACCTGCACCAAATCCAATAAAATTGTTGCTATTTCCTTCTGTGTTATCACGTCCAGCAAAACGACCAATAAAGTTATTGTATGCACCAAAAGTATTCGAATATCCAGCACATAGTCCTATAAAGTTGTTGTTGGTTCCTGTGGTGTTGCTTCTACCCGCAGCATATCCACCAAAGAAATTATGATTTCCTGTCGTATTGCAACGTCCTGCATTTAATCCAAAGAAATTATTATGACATCCAGTAGTATTACAAAGTCCAGAATTAATACCAAAAAAGTTATTGTAACAACCAAAAGTATTGGAGAATCCAGCACACTGTCCTATGAAGGCGTTGCCGTTTCCAGTAGTATTAGAATATCCAGCACACTGTCCTATAAAGGTATTGTTGGATCCTGTGGTGTTGCAGAAACCAGCACGAAGACCAAAGAAATTGTTAGCGCATCCGGTGGTATTGCTATATCCCGCACTAGGACCAAGGAAGTTATTATAAGAACCGATAGTATTTAAATTACCTGCACGACATCCAATAAAATTATTACATCTTCCAGTAGTATTGCAAAGTCCAGCACGACTACCAAAGAAATTGTTATTATTTCCGGTGGTATTATAATATCCAGCACATTGCCCAAAGAAGTTATTACCATTTCCAGTCGTCGTAGAACTACCAGCACCAACACCAGCAAAGAAGTTATGAGACCCAGTGGTTACAACAGCACCAGTGGTACTATCACCTAACTTAATGTTTGTATCATTAAATCCAATCGTCCCACCGACTTGTAACTTAACTTGTGGGCTTGTTGTATCAATACCAATGCGATTATTAACAGTATCTAAGTATAATAATCCAGAGTTATAATTGAATGGCGAAGATAACTTTGAACCAGTTACAGTTCCATCTCCAGGAACTCCAACACCCAATGCAGTTCCTAAAACAATACAGAAGAAATCACTTCCTGCAAGTGGAGCAGAAGCAAAAGTGATTTGATTTAGATTGATTGTATATGCCTTAATTGGTTCTTGTACAACACCGCCGAGTGATACAAGAATTGAAAAAGCAGAACCAGGATAAAATGGTTGCCCACCAGAAGTTAAATTAAATGTTACCTCAGTTCCATTAAAAAAACTTTGGAGATCATCTAATTTTAAATAATTTCCGTTGCTAAGAGCTCTTCCAATATATGACATTATGGTTTTTTAGTTATTTATTCGGGCAATCTTGGTGCTTCTTCATTTCTTTGTGCTGCTGTCTTGACTAAACCTTCTTCATAAGCTGCTAGAACCATATCAGGTTTATTAGTAGCGGTAATAGGTTGGTTGTTTTCTAGTTTAGTTTTAACATAAAGATCGCAGATTTCATCAATCGCAATTCTTGCTCTATTAGTTGCTGCATTATCAATCCATTCTTGTGGATCAGCAGCAACATATTGAAGTGCTAGGTCTTCTGCTTCGGTTAAGGTGATCGTATAGTCCATATTAAGTCTTTTTGAGTATTTATCTTTATCCTACAAGATAACCTGAAAAAGTTCCAGTATTATCAAGAGCAAATGAAGTCATTGTTGGAAATATTTCTGCTTCAACATAATCATTTGCGGATAAATTTATTAAGCTGGAAGTAACTATAGACTCATAAGCACTTATTGTAATGGTAGCATATGTTGTTCCATAAAAACCACTACCATTTTTTTTCAGGGACATTCTCAAATATCCTGCATTTGGTGAAGATCCCATACATGTAAATTGAAATTGATATGTTCCACTTACAGGAGCAGTGAATTTATTACTAGAATAATTACTACCAATGTCTATAACTTCTGTATCAAAGGAAACGACATTATTGACAGATTGAGTAAGAGTTTGTCCGGAACTTTTTGTAGCAATAAATGCTGGTTGATAAGGTAAGGTCAATCTGCCGGAACTATCAAACCTAGCAACTTCAGCAAAAACTGGTCCTGCTGATTGTGTTTTGAATGCGAGTGCAGTGGTATCATTTCCCGTTCCGACACATTCTATTCCAACGAAAGCAGTATTTCCGTTTCTAGCATTTCCTAATGCAATACCAGAAAAGGTAGTCGTTGCTGTTGTATTGGTATTTAAAAGTGTAATTGCGTTTGCAGTTTGTGGTGTAGCAGTTGCACTATAAGCAGTTGAAGATGAATAATTAATTTGTAATTTTGAGAATGGATTTGTAAGTCCTACACCGACATTACCAGCACCAGTAACCGCAAGCAATGAATTTGAACTATGATCTTCTACATAAATTTTATAATTACTGGAATGTCCTTTAATTCTTAATTCGGCATTTGTAGGTGCAATACTTCCTGGAATAATATTATTAGGACGTTGAATGAATATAACTGGTGCAACCGAAGGAGTTGCTGCAAGATCTACTGCTTCAAGTTTTGATGTTGGATTTGTAAGTCCTACACCAATATTACCACTACTAGTACCATAAATCCAGTTCACACCACCAGCACCAATCGCTAACTGACAGCTACCAGTTGCTGATGGAACTTGTGCATTGTTTCCAAGAGCAATATTATTAGAACCAGTGGTAACAGAGCATCCTGCATAACGACCTAAGAATGTGTTGCAAGAACCTGTAGTAGTTTTTCCTCCTGCATAACGACCAAAGAAATTATTATAACAACCAGTGGTGTTTGCATATCCAGCAATATTTCCAAAGAAGTTGTTGTTGTTTCCTGTGGTGTTGCTAGCACCAGCAAGATATCCAAAGAAATTGTTATTAGAACCAGTAGTATTTTCTCTTCCAGCATTAAAACCTAAGAAGTTGTTGAAAGTTCCAGTAGTGGTTTTATAACCTCCATAATATCCGAAGAAATTATTATTGCAACCAGTGGTATTTGCATATCCAGCAAAAGTTCCTAGGAAATTATTACAACCTCCAAAAGTATTACAGTATCCTGCACCTTGTCCAATAAAGTTGTTGTTGTTTCCTGTAGTATTATATCTTCCTGCAGAAGATCCAAAGAAGTTATTATAAGAACCAGTGGTATTACAAAGTCCAGCACTAACTCCAATAAAATTATTTCTTACACCAGTAGTATTACAGAATCCTGTACGTAATCCAATAAAGTTGTTATAGTTACCAAAAGTATTAGAATATCCAGCACACTGTCCTATAAAGGTGTTGTTGTTTCCTGTGGTATTAGAAAATCCTGTACTATTACCGAAGAAGTTATTACAACTTCCAGTGGTATTTTTATAACCACCAAACGCACCCATAAAGTTATTATTATTTCCAAAAGTATTACAATAACCGGCATTCACTCCTATGAAATTATTGCAGTTTCCAGTAGTGTTAAATCGACCTGCTTGACTTGTAAAGAAATTATTAAAATTTCCTGTGGTATTGGAGCATCCTGCGGCATTACCAAAGAAGTTATTATCTCCACCAAAAGTATTAGAAAATCCAGTACATCTTCCTATAAAGTTGTTATGATCTCCTGTAGTATTACAGTGTCCTGCTTGGAAACCAAAAAAGTTGTTATTAGTTCCTGTAGTGTTATAACGTCCTGCACTACGTCCCATAAAGTTATTGTTGACTCCTGTGGTGTTAGAGAACCCAGCACACATACCAAAGAAGTTATTGCAACTTCCTGTAGTATTACAATATCCTGCACACTGTCCTATAAAGTTATTGTTGTTTCCTGTGGTGTTTCTATTTCCAGCATAACGACCAAGGAAATTATTATGACTTCCAAAAGTATTACAATATCCTCCAATTTGCCCTATGAAAATATTATAACTTCCAGTGCTGTTAAAACGCCCTGCTCTATCACCAAAGAAAGTATTATTATTTCCAGTTGTGTTACCCGATCCGGCATAACTACCAACGAAGAAATTACTACTACCAAAAGTATTAGAAGTTCCAGATTTATTTCCTATAAAGTTGTTGTTGGATCCTGTGGTATTGGAGAAACCAGCACGGCAACCAAAAAAGTTATTATTACATCCAGTAGTGTTACAGTATCCTGCAAGATTACCAAAGAAATTATTATAAGCACCAAAAGTATTAGAAAGTCCAGCACATCTTCCTATAAAGTTGTTGTTGATTCCTGTGGTGTTACAGTATCCTGCAAGAGCACCAAAGAAATTATTATACTGACCGGTGGTATTAAAATATCCAGCATTGTTTCCTATAAAAGTATTGTGGCTTCCTGTGGTGTTGCTTCTACCTGCTTGATTTCCAAAGAAGTTATTAAAACAAGCAGTGGTGTTATTTCTACCTGCTTGAAATCCAAAGAAGTTATTGCAACTACCAAAAGTATTATATCTTCCAGCAGCATTACCAATAAAATTATTGGCATTTCCTGTAGCATTACATTGACCAGTAATACGCCCAAAGAAATTATTGTAACAACCAGTGGTATTATAACGCCCTGCATTAATACCAAAGAAGTTATTATACCCTCCAGTCGTCGTAGAACTACCAGCACCAGCACCAGCAAAGAAGTTATTCGAACCAGTGGTTACAACAGCACCAGTCGTACTGTCACCTAACTTAATGTTACTATCATTAAATCCAATGGTACCACCGACTTGCAATTTAACCAGTGGATTTGTGGTTCCTACACCGACATTACCATTAAAATAAGCACCACCACTAACTTGAAGTGGTTGTGATGAGGTTCCTGTTGCTGTTGTCGTATTAACTAAAACTTCACCCGTTGATGTAATTGCTACTCTATTTCCCGTATTTGTTACATCTCGAATTACTAATTGAGTAGAACCTTGTATTCCAATTCTATAATGCATTAAAGAATTTTGGAATCTTAATGCAGCAACATTACTATCTCCAGTTACAACCCAAGCAGAATTTTCTCCAGAATTTCTATAAGAATAAAATGAATTTGAAGTTGATGAATTGATTTGTAATTGTGCTGTTGGATTTGTGGTCCCTATGCCAACCGAACCACTGAAATAAGCACCACCAGTGACTTGAAGATCTTGATTTGCAGTTCCAGTTGTTGCACCAGAACCAATCTTAATTGTACCACCAGTAATTTTAAGTCTTTCATTTGCTGCTAATGTACCACCAGTGAAGAATGAAAGTGTCTTACCAATTCCAGCAACACCAATACTTAAACTTCCATCACTGGTATATAAGTATCCGTCATTGGCACCATTGATTGTCCAAGTTGACGTTGAGAATTCACTGTTGTTAATGCCTAAGTCTATAAAGTTCGTTGTATCACTACCATTATCTGCAGTTACAACAAAGTCCGCAGAAGCAGCATTTCCAGTATTTGAGTTACGAAGATTAACCTGAGTATAATTATTCGCAAACGCAGTGAAGTCAGCAACACAGGAAGTCAGTCCGGAAAGTGCAGGAGTACCAGTTGGAGAGACTGTTAAATTATAAGGTGGATTTGTGATTCCAATGCCAAGATTTCCAGAAATATAAGAACCACCAGCAACTTGAAGTCTTTGATTTGCAGTTCCTGATGAGGTTGCAGTACCGACTAAGATACTTGAAACTACAATTGAATCATTAGTTGTTAATCCTACATTACCAGTTCTTCCATAGAATCCAGTCACTGCACTGGACGTAGCACCAGCAAAACCAATATGACGAACCTGAATGATTGTACCACTTCCAGGTGCTTCAACGAACGTCAGAACGTTTCCAATGACGCTATAAGCTCTAACAGTCGTTGCATCATCTGGATACTGAACAACACCATTGATTGTAACTAATACGTTCTGATTGTTTGGTGGTGTTTTTGAAAGTGTGAAGTTTGTTTGAGATCCATTGCCAACGAAACTATCAACAGTATTATCACTGGTATCAAACGTTGGGTAATTGTTTGCAATGACATTACCCCAGAAGGCATCAGTGTCTACAGGAGGAACTGAAAATACAATGGTACTATCAGTTTCAATACCAAAACCATTTGAAGGTGTGGAACTGTCACTTGGTTGTTGGAGAACACCATTAATGGAGATTTGTAATTGTGCTCCTCTGGTGACTTGTGCTTTGGTTCCGTTATTATAAGTTGCTTTGAACTTTGTATTAATACCATCAAAACCAACAACTAATGTGTGAGTTGTTCCAGTTCCTAATGCTGTAAGAGTAATATTTGAATTATTATTTGCGTTTGCAAGTGATGTGGCAAGACGAATTGTATTTTGATCTACTTTTATGATATAATAGTAAGTACCAGACGTTAAACCACCAATTGCAGTTCCAGTAGTCGAATATAAAACTCTCTGACCAGTAATGAAGCGATGACCAGTCAGAGAAATGGAGGAATCAGATACTGATACAGTTGCGGATGATGCACCATCAAACGTTTGTGTGAACGTTGAAATGTCATCAAGTATTCTGAAACTATTATCTCCGCTTACCGGAAAGTTGCCGATATAAGAAGCCATTATGGTTTTTTAGATATTTATAGACCTGCAGCGTCTAAACGAGCACGGATTTCATTGTTTTCATTTTGAAGAGTTTGTACTGTTTCTTTGAGTTCTGTGTTTTCTTGATCGAGTTCTTTGATTGCGTTGATCATAATAGGAATTAAGTTTGTTGCACCTAATGTGTACTGGTTTGGATCATTGGTATCAACAAGATTTGTATATGGAGCATTGTACTGCTCTACTGTTTCTAGGACTTCTTGTGCAATAAAACCAATTGCTTCCTTACCTTTATCGGCATCAGTGTGTCTATGATTCCACTTAAACTTACGTGGTTTGACACCTTTTAAGAAATCACGACCAAGTGATAATGGTTGAATATCAGTTTTATCTCTTTGGTCGGAAGTGAATGTCCAAGAAGTTGCGGCACCTTGGAAACGTGCTGTGTTTGTTCCGTTCCAAAGAGTAACTTCATTAGATACTGATGAACTTGAAGTTTGACCACTAGAACCAATTACAACATTATTGGAACCTGTGACATTATTGCAACCCGCATAACGACCTAAGAATGTGTTGTTAGAACCACTGGTAGTTTTACCTCCTGCATACCAACCCATAAAAGTGTTAGCTGCTCCAGTGGAGTTGCAAAGTCCTGCATTAATACCAACAAAAGTACCTAAACATGCTGTAGTGTTATTACGTCCTGCATTAGTGCCAAAGAAACTGTTGTAACATCCTACAGTATTAGCACATCCTGTGCGGAAACCGAAGAAGGTATTATAAGAACCAGTGGTATTATTAAATCCAGCGCAGTGTCCTATAAAGACATTGTGGTTTCCCGTAGTGTTGAAACGTCCAGCAGCACATCCAAGAAAAACGTTATATTGTCCAGTGGTGTTTGCACGTCCTGCATTATATCCACCGAAGAAATTATGACCTCCTGTGGTATTAGAAAGTCCTGCATAACGACCAAAGAAATTATTCATTTGTCCGGTCGTATTAGAACAACCAGCATTCTGTCCTATAAAGTTGTTGAAGCTTCCTGTGGTGTTTTTGCATCCTGCATAACGACCAAAAAAGTTATTATGACTTCCTGTGGTGTTGCAAAGACCTGCTTTATATCCACCAAAGAAATTAAATGATCCTGTGGTATTAAAACGTCCTGGAGTATATCCAATAAAAATATTGGCACATCCTGTAGTATTAGAACGTCCTGCATAAACACCAAAGAAGTTATTATAACATCCTGTGGTATTTGCACATCCTGCAAGACTTCCAAAGAAATTATTAAGTCTACCAGTTGTATTAGAATATCCAGCACACAGTCCTATAAAGGTATTGTTGTCTCCTGTGGTGTTGCAACGTCCTGCACGAAAACCAAAGAAGTTATTAAAAGATCCAGTAGTATTAGCGCGTCCAGCGTCATTGCCCAAGAAATTATTATTACATCCTGTAGAATTTACACATCCTGCTTCTGCACCAAAAAAGTTATTTTGATTTCCTGTAGTATTAAGTAATCCAGCACTACGTCCAAAGAAAACATTGTATCCACCAGAAGTATTGCAACATCCTGCTTGATTTCCTACAAAGATATTATTACTTCCTGTAGTATTATAACGACCAGTACACTTACCTATAAAAACGTTAAAACTTCCAATTGTAGTATTGCATCCAGAATCATTACCAATAAAAATATTCTGAGTTCCAGTGGTATTGGCGAAACCAGCATTTTGTCCAAAGAAGTTGTTGTGAGATCCTGTAGTGTTACAGAAACCAGAACGATTGCCAAAGAAATTATTATGATTTCCAGTGGTATTAAAACGTCCCGCTTCAAGACCAAAGAAGTTATTGTATGTGCCCGTAGTATTGCAGCATCCTGCTTCTTGTCCTAAGAACGTATTAAAATTACCAGTAGTATTACTATATCCAGCAAGATTGCCAACAAAGAAGTTACTGCAACCAAAAGTATTACAATATCCAGTACATCTTCCAATAAATGTATTTTGATTTCCTGTAGTATTGCAACGCCCAGCATTGAACCCAAAGAAATTATTATAACAACCAGTAGTATTTTCTCTTCCTGCTGTATTTCCTATAAAGTTATTGTGACATCCTCCAGTATTGCACTGACCTGCATTGAGACCAATGAAATTATTTCTTGAACCGAATGTGTTATTTTGCCCAGCATAAGCACCAATGAAGTTATTGAATATACCCGTAGTATTACAACGTCCAGCATATGATCCAAAGAAATTATTAAAACATCCAAAAGTATTAGAATATCCAGCACACTGTCCTATAAAGTTATTATTGTTTCCTGTGGTGTTAGAACGTCCCGCCTGACATCCAAAAAAGTTATTATTATTACCAAAAGTATTGCAATATCCAGCACACTGTCCTATAAAGTTGTTGTTGTTTCCTGTGGTGTTTGAATTTCCTGCACTAATACCAAAGAAGTTATTGCAAGAACCAGTCGTGTTACATATTCCTGCACTATTACCAATAAAGTTATTATTATTTCCTGTGGTGTTACAACGTCCAGCATCAACGCCAAAGAAATTATTATAGCAACCAGTAGTATTATCACGCCCTGCACGTAACCCAAAGAAGTTATTAAAGCTTCCAGTGGTATTAGAATATCCAGCACACTGACCTATAAAGTTGTTGTTGGATCCTGTGGTATTATATCTTCCCGCATAACGACCAAAGAAATTATTATTAGATCCTGTGGTGTTATATCTTCCAGCACGGTTTCCAAAGAAATTGTTATTAGATCCTGTAGTATTACAGCATCCGGCAACAAGACCAAAGAAGTTATTATAACATCCAGTAGTATTTGCACATCCTGCTCCGCCTCCAAAGAAATTATTATATCTTCCAAAAGTGTTGCAAAGACCAGCATTAGTCCCTATGAAGTTATTATCTTGTCCAGTGGTGTTTTCAAATCCAGCGCAAACACCTATAAAGATATTTTGAACTCCAATAGTGTTTTTATATCCAGCACACAGTCCTATGAAATTATTGCAACTTCCTGTGGTGTTGAGTGCTCCTGCATTACGACCAAAAAAGTTATTATAAGAACCAGTAGTGTTTTTGCAACCTGCATAAAAACCAATAAAAGTGTTAAAACTTCCTGTAGTATTATAAAAACCTGCGCCACGACCAAAGAAGTTATTATTATATCCTGTTGTATTACAAAGTCCAGCATTAGTGCCAATGAAGTTATTATTAATTCCAGTAGTATTGAAACGACCTGCATTACGTCCAAAGAAATTATTATAAGCACCAAAAGTATTAGCAAATCCAGCACACTGTCCTATAAAAGTGTTGTTGGATCCTGTGGTATTGGAGAAACCAGCACGGCAACCAAAAAAGTTATTATTACATCCAGTAGTATTACAAGCTCCTGCACAGAATCCAAGGAAGTTATTATAAGCACCAAAAGTATTAGCAAATCCAGCACACTGTCCTATGAAGTTATTATTGGTTCCTGTGGTGTTAGAACGTCCTGCCTGTGAACCAAAAAAGTTATTATAACAACCAGTAGTATTGCAACCTGCCTGAAGACCTAAGAAGTTATTATTACTTCCTGTTGTTGCTAACCTTCCTGCATAACGACCGATAAAAATATTATTGATTCCTGTAGTATTACAAAGTCCTGCGTGAAGTCCAAAGAAGTTATTATAACCACCAAAAGTATTACAAAGTCCAGCACACTGTCCTATAAAGGTGTTGTTGGATCCTGTGGTGTTGCAGAAACCAGCAGAACAACCAAAAAAGTTATTGTTGGATCCTGTGGTATTAGAATATCCAGCACACAGTCCTATGAAATTATTGCAACTTCCTGTGGTGTTACAGTATCCAGAATAACGACCAAAGAAGTTATTGTTAGAACCTGTGGTATTCGATTGTCCTGCAAGAATACCAAAAAAGTTATTGTATGAACCAAAAGTATTGGAATATCCTGCTTGGTTTCCTATAAAGTTGTTGTTGGTTCCTGTGGTGTTGCAATATCCTGTATTATTACCAAAGAAGTTATTGTGGGATCCTGTGGTATTATAACGCCCTGCCCAAAAACCAATAAAAGTATTACTACATCCCGTGGTATTGCAAATACCAGCACCACATCCAAAGAAATTATTGTGACATCCTGTGGTATTAGAAAATCCTGCATAACGACCAAAGAAGTTGTTAAAACAACCTGTGGTGTTACAACGTCCTGCAGAACATCCTAAAAAGTTATTAAAACAACCAAAAGTATTATAACGTCCTGCTGATTGCCCTATAAAAATATTAGAACTGCCAGTAGTATTACAACTACCAGCATTAAGTCCAAAGAAATTATTAGCTTGCCCAAAAGTATTAGAAAATCCAGCACACTGACCTATAAAGTTATTGTTGACTCCTGTGGTGTTGCTTTGTCCTGCACTACATCCAAAGAAGTTATTGTTTGATCCTGTGGTATTAGAACATCCAGCACACAGTCCTATAAAGTTGTTGAAACTTCCTGTGGTGTTTGTGTTTCCTGCACGACGACCAAAAAAGTTATTGTTACAACCAGTGGTATTATAAAGACCTGCATTTGGACCGATAAAAATATTAGCATTTGCAGTAGTCGTAGAACTACCAGCACCAACACCAGCAAAGAAATTATTCTGACCACCACTTAAACTGCTACCAGTGGTTGTATCTCCAATTCTAATATTTGCAGTAGAACCAAAAGATACTTGAGTGAATGTAGCAACACCAGTGATATTCAGATCTGCAAACGTATTAGGTCCAGAAGAAATTGCAGTTTCAATTGTCGCTGCTGTTGTAGCGTCTAGCGACGTAATGTTCTGAAGTTGTCTTTCAGAACTGATAACTTGTGTTGAACCAATGGATAAGGTTCTTACACTCGTAACACCAACACTAAAATTATCGTCTTGAACGTTATCTCCGCTAATTCTAGTTAATGGCATATCAGGTCATCTCCAGAATCGATAAGCTTGCGTCTAAACTTGAATTAACATCACTGATTGCAGTTAAACTATCATTTGCTTCCATAATAATTTTGTTTCCCTGCATTACTTCCAGTGAAGAACCTTGTGGAATTGGAACATTCTTAATCAAACTCACACTATCGGTATTTGTTCTTGAAATACCTACCGTGACATTAATACTTCCTCCAGAAATATTTGCTAATGTCAGACCAATAATTGTGGTCATTGTTGCGGATGGAACAGTATAAATCCCAACAGTGCTTACGCCGATGTTTGTTTTTGTTCGTAACCGGAATACATTTGCCATTTATAGTTTATCCAAATGCTATTGAGAGACGTAATGCTTCATCAAGAATATTAACTCCACCCACTTTAATTGCGGTTGAACTATTTATATCACCCACCACATCTAACTTATATGCTGGGGCTGATGTACCTATACCGACGCTGCGAGTTTGAGTATCAAAGACGAATGGGTCTGTGGAAGTTGAAATACCGATGATTGATGTTGAAGCACTTCCAACAAAAGCAATACTTTGATAACGTGGATTTGTAACTGTGGAGATACTTAATGCACCAGCAGCAGCGGAGAGTTGACTGAAATCAACAACGACCGTGCTTCCATATCCAGCGATTGTAATTCCACTTCCAACAATATTAATATCAGTGAATCCAACACCGATTCTTTGATTGATAACACCAGACTGCGGATTAACACCTGTAGAACCAATACCAATTCCAGAAGTGAATAATTGACCATTCTGATATAAGGATCCACTGAAGTTTAGATTTCCACCAACGTCTAATGTATATCCAGGAGTTGTAGAATTAATACCAACTCTTGGACCATTGGTTGTTGTGATAATCGTTCCACCAGTACCAACATTCAGAAGTCCAGTGGTTGTAATTCCACTGACACTGAGATTGGTAACATTCAATCTTGTAATAGTACCAACACCAGTGTAGTTTAAGTTGGTACCAGAAATAAATGGTAATGATGCAGTTCCACTGACTGCTAAACTATTCAGTGTTCCAACAGAAGTCAGTGAAGAATTAGTGACTCCAGTTCCAAGAGAAGTTGAACTGAGGACATCAATTCCATTAATCTTATAAGTCTTACCAGATGCAAGATTTAGATTCTCACTGGATCTTAATGAGTCATTGACATAATCATAAGTGAAAGTCTTACGAATGTTTGTGGAACCAATTCCGATTCCAGCACCATCTAGAAGAACATTACTTGAAACGCTTGTAGCAATACCAACAATAAAATCACCAAGAGCAATTGCAGTTGAATTAACTACAACCTGAGTACCATCAACATAAAGGTCACCCTTGATTCTTACTGCTCCGCTATTATCTCCAATCGCAGCAGGGTCGATAATAATACTCGAAGGTCCAGTAAGTGTATCGCTTGTAATATTAATCGATGAACCAACTGCACCTGTTGATAGACGAGTTGCAGTTACAATCCCAGTTGAATTGAGATTTGTAATTGAAGCCGCAGTGCTATTGAAGTTGGTGATTGTACCAACACCAGTATAATTGAGACTTGTACCACTGATAGTTGTAACGACGCCTGTTACAATATTACCTCTGTTTGCGTTCAGAGTGGTAGAATCTACGTTAGTATAATTTGCGGTGGTACCAGTGATTGAAGTTACAACACCAGAAGTAATATAAGCACTATCAAAATCTGCAAACGTATAAGTGAGATTGGTACCACTCAGAGTATCAACAGTACCAATTCCAGTGTAATTTAAGAACAGACCCGTTGCACTGGTTATGATGCCAGTAACGATATTGGCAGTATTAAAGTTACCAGTAGTGTAAGTTGCATTGGTTCCACTGAGAGTTACAATTGAACCAGTCGTGCTATTCAGTGTTGCAATCGTACCAACACCAGTGTAGTTTAAGTTGGTACCTGATAGATTCGTTGCAACACCAGTAACAATATTTGCGGTTCCAAGATTGCCAGTGGTGTATGTTAGGTTGGTACCACTTAACGTATTAATAGTACCGATACCAGTGTAATTTAATGTAGTACCAGTGATACTTGTAACAACACCAGTGACTACATTCGCAGTTCCAAAATTACCAGTGGTATAGGTTGCACTTGAACCACTAATGGTTGAAATGCTTCCCGTTGTGCTGTTGAGTGTTGCAATCGTACCAACACCCGTATAATTTAAATCAGTACCACTAATGGTTGTGACGACACCAGCAACTACATTGGCAGTTCCAAAGTTACCTGTCGTGTATGTTGCATTTGTACCACTCAGAGTTGTGACAGAACCAGTGGTGCTATTCAGTGTTGAAATCGTACCAACACCAGTGTAATTCAGATTTGTACCAGTGATACTTGTTACAAGACCACTTACAATGTTAGCGGTTCCAAGATTGCCAGTTATATAGGTTAAGTTAGTACCACTTAATGTTCCTACAGAACCAGTGGTGCTGTTTAATGTAGCAATCGTACCAACGCCCGTGTAGTTCAGGTCGGTTCCAGAAATTGTAGTAACGATTCCAGTGACTACATTCGCAGTTCCGAAATTGCCAGTGGTATAAGTTAGGTTGGTACCAGAAAGAGTTGTGGCAGATGCAAGAGTGCTATTTAATGTAGCAATCGTACCGACACCTGTATAGTTTAGATTGGTACCAGTGATACTTGTTACAAGACCACTTACAATGTTAGCAGTTCCAAGATTACCAGTCGTATAAGTTAGATTGGTACCACTTAATGTTGCAATACTACCTGTAGTGCTATTAAGTGTTGCAATCGTACCATTAGTGCTACTGAGTGTTGCAATGGTACCAACACCCACGTAGTTCAGGTCAGTTCCAGAAATTGTCGTAACAACACCAGTAACGACATTTGCAGTTCCAAGATTACCAGTGGTGTATGTTAAATTAGAACCAGAAATTGTGGTAACGACACCTGTAACGGCATTTGCAGTTCCAAAGTTACCAGTGGTATAAGTTGCATTCGTACCACTCAGAGTCGTAACAACACCAGTTACAATATTTGCAGTGTTTGCATTTAATGTTGTAAGAGTACCTGTTGTTCCAGTAAGATTGGTAATCGTACCGACACCAGTATAATTTAAGTTAGTACCACTGATGGTTGTAACAATACCAGATACAATATTAGCATTACTGATATTTCCAGTGCTAATATCGGCATTTGTAATGCTAGCAGTCGGTGCAGTAATAATACCAGAAGCATTAATATTTCTTACGACTGCCAAATCGTTTTCTGTAAATTGAACAGAACCAGCAGCAAGACGAGTTCCTGTTGGGAATTGGGTTGAACCAATACCAACTGCATAATTGATTAACCAAGCATCAGTACCTAATCCAGCAAAATCACCAGTCTTGAACCACAGAATTTTCTTATATGTTGCAGGAAGTGTTTCAATACCAGCAGCAACAAGTCGGACGAGAGGAGTTCCTTCTGTTGAAGCAATGGCAATACCACCGTGTCTTGCAGTATTATCATTTGAAGCATCATTATTAAAAGCATCAGTTCTATATCCAAGAATAATTTCGGCATCACTAATCGTAATTGTTTCTGCAAAAATTGCGGCAGAAGTTCCACCAATTGTAATATTTCCATCAACATTTAAGTTACGATTAACCTGTAGGTCTCTTGTAACTGTTACATCTTGAGGAAGGACTAAATTATTTGGAAGACTTAATGTTGGTGTGGAACTTTCTCCAGTGCCACCAGTAACCGTGATTTGATTTGAAGTTCCAGAAATCGTCTGAACATAATCTCCAGTTGTATCAGAACCAAGAGCAACACTATTTGGTTGAATTGTTGCTGCTAGTGATACATTACCAGTACCATCAAAGAAAACTGGTGAAGCAACAACATCACCAGTAATTTCAAAAGTTCTTGGTGTTACAAGTTGTGTTGCTGATGCTGCAATACCAGTCAGATTTCCTACAAATCCACCAGTAGAAGTTGTAACTCCAGATATGAGAAGATTACTTGCTGTAATAATACCTGCAACTGATAGATTACCAGCCGCACTCAGTCTCATTACCTGAGTTGTATCACCGTACCACTTAAATCCTTGTGCTTCTAAATTACTATCAACACCAAACCAAACGTGACTTCCTTCAACACCAATCGCATAATTAGTTTTGGTATTATTGTTGAAGTCATATAAACGAAGTCTTTCACCACCATAGTTACCAGCAGTTGGTGCAAGAAGTGTAGTTGATGTAGAAATGAAACTACTTGCAGTAGAAAAACCAGCAACGTTTAGATTATTTGCAACAAGAACGTTTGGAGATGCACTTCCAGTAAATTCTAGTGCTTTATAACCAGCAGCATTATTAATCTGCCCAACACCAATCGTTCCCTGGAAAGCAACGTTTCCAGTGCCACTATAAATGTAGAAAGAATTGGTTCCGTCTGCTGCTTGAATGTAACCGCTACTTGGACGGAACGTAGAACCAGTTACAATACCAGAAGAATTAATACTTTGAGCAGTTAAATGAGTTACAGAAGTAACTCCAAGAGTACTAATTCCAGTATAACTTAAATTTGTACCCGATAGATTCGTTACAATACCAGTAACGACATTTGCTGTACCAAAGTTTCCAGTCGTGTATGTTAAGTTGGTACCAGAGATTGTGGTAACAACACCAGTTACAATATTACCAGTCGTAAAATTACCATTACCATAAGTTAGGTTCGTTCCAGAAATCGTAGTAACGACACCAGTAACGACATTCGCAGTCCCTAAGTTACCAGTTGTGTATGTTAAGTTAGTACCACTTAGAGTATCAACGGTACCAATGCCAGTATAGTTTAATGTGGTACCAGTGATGCTGGTAACAACACCAGATACAATGTTGGCAGTTCCAAGATTACCAGTTGTATAAGTTAGATTCGTACCACTCAGAGTGTTGATGGTACCAATACCACTGTAATTTAATGTGGTACCGGTGATACTCGTTACAAGTCCACTTACAATATTTGCATTCGTATAATTAAGTGTTGTACCATCAAGAGTTGTAATGGTACCAACACCAGTATAACTGATATTTGTACCACTTAATGTTGTTACAATTCCAGTAACGACATTTGCGGTTCCAAGATTACCAGTCGTATAAGTTAAGTTGGTACCACCCAACGTTGCAATGGTACCAATACCTGTGATATTTAAATTCGTACCGCTGATATTTGTAAGAGTCGCAATACCAGCGTTAATGTTTCCGTTAAAAGTAGTGGCTGTAACTACACCAGTAACCAGTACGTCTCCAATTACGTGCAATGCTGACGTTGGATTCGTTGTTCCTATACCAGTATTACTTCTAAGTAGAGCCATCTTCTTCCTTTATATAAGGTTATTTATTTGTAGCATTATCATCAATAATTCACATTGTAACCGGTGTAAATCGTCCAACTTGTACCATCAGCATTACCTTCAAAAACATAACTCTGATTTTGAGATAATGTATAAGTTGCATATTGTGTTGTAGCACTCGCAACCATTCTTGCTCCAGTGAGTCTTGAATGATTGCCGACTAACAATTCAAGTACATTTTTTCCACCCATAACGTTTGGATCGAATAATGTAATTTCAAGAACAATATTTGGAGAACCTACAGTTCCTACCGTTGCTGCAGTGCCTTCATAACGAATTCTTTGATAGTTCGTTCCACTTGCAAATCTAGAAACTCTTTGATAAGAGTTATCGGCAGAACCAAAATGAAACTTTGGAACTGGTGGGCGTGTTGCACCCAATGTACCAAGGTTTCCATATTCACTTGCACCAGCACTGAATGTAAGATACGTGTTAGAACCCATATAGGTTGTAGTATATCCAGATCCAGCAATATAAAATGTAAATGGAAGACTGATAGTTAAGAAATTATTATCATCACTAGCATTTTGAATACCAGTCCATCCAGAAGGAGGATAAGTTCCACCACCAGATCCAAAAATAGGTAACTTTGTTCCCGATACAATTGAATATGTACCAGAAGGAGGTGGAGGAGTTACATCGCTTACTCCAGTCAATTCATCAAAGTAATTAAAAACTCTTAAGTCCTTATTACTTACAATTCTCATTGGAGTATTGCTATTCAAATCAGAAAAGGTCCCTTCCTGCATTGTGTTGGAGTAGAACACTCCATACTGGTCTACACTTACATTTCGACTTGGAGCACTGAATTCATCAAACAGATTTGTAAATAAAACTCCATCTGAACGTAATCTTGCTACTGTATTCATTAGATAAAGATAAAGTCTAAGGAGTTTAAAGCAGAATTATGTTGAATTTCAAAACGATTTGCTGATCCACTTGCCTGAACACCAACAGTTCCAATCACGTCCAAAGTCTCTCTTGGTGCTGCTGTTCCAATTCCAACATCACCACTTACATAAGCACCGCCAGTGACTTGTAATCTCTGACTTGCGGTACCAGTACTTGTACCACTTCCAATCAGTACTGGACCGTTTGTGAATGTGGAAACCCCAGTGACACGAAGTTGAATCAGTGTTCCAACAGAAGTCAGTGATGAATTAACAACTCCACCACCTAATGTTGTAGAAGATAATACATCAGTACCATTAATCTTATAGGTCTTTCCGGAAAGAATGTTAAAGTTTTCACTGGATCTTAGAGCATCATTTGTGAAGTCATAGGTGAATAACTTACGAATGTTTGTAGAACCGATTCCGATTCCAGCACCATCAAGAAGTGCATTTGATGCAACAGTAGAGGCAATACCAACATTGAAGTCAGCAAGTTCAATTGTCGATGAATTAACAATGAACTCAGTTCCATCAACATATAAGTCACCCTTAATTCTAACTGCTCCAGTGTTATCGCCAACACCAGCAGGGTCAATAGTGATTGTTGAAGGTCCAGTAATCGAACCACTTGTAATATTAATTCCAGTTCCTGATGCACCAGTCGAAAACTGAGTTGCAGTAATAATACCAGATGTGTTAATGTAAGTTGTATTCAGATTGGCAATGGTACCAATTCCAATATAATTCAGATTGGTACCACTGATTGTCGTAACAACACCTGTTACAATATTTGCTGTACCAAAATTACCAGTCGTATAAGTTGCATTGATACCATTCAGTGTTGTAATACTTCCAAGAGTACTATTCAGTGTTGCAATAGTACCAACACCAGTATAATTTAAGTTAGTACCACTAATGGTTGTGACGACACCAGTAACGACATTTGCAGTTCCTAAGTTACCAGTGCTGTAGGTAAGATTAGTACCACTCAGAGTATTGATCGTACCAATACCGCTGTAATTTAATGTGGTACCAGTAATGCTAGTAACAAGACCACTGACGATATTAGCGGTTCCAAGATTACCAGTTGTGTAGGTTAAGTTAGTACCACCAACCGTTGCAATGGTACCAATGCCACTATAGTTTAGATAAGTACCAGAAACGTTGGTAACAATACCAGTGACGACATTTGCAGTTCCTAAGTTACCAGTCGTATAAGTGAGATTGGTTCCACTTAATGTATTAATGGTACCAATACCACTGTAATTTAATGTTGTACCAGTGATACTTGTGACAAGACCACTGACGATATTAGCAGTTCCTAAGTTGCCAGTGGTATAAGTGAGATTCGTACCACCAACCGTTGCAATGGTACCAATGCCACTATAATTTAAATAAGTACCAGAAACGTTTGTAACAATACCAGTAACAATGTTTCCAGTTGTAAAATTGCCATTGTTAAAGGTAAGATTTGTACCACTTGCAGTAATAATGGCACTATTAACACTGTTGAAGTTGGTAATACTTCCAGTTCCAGTGTAGTTTAGATTGATACCTCGAACGGTATCAATTGTTCCATCATTATAGAAAAGTTCAGAACCATATAAAATAGTAATGGTTCCAACACCAGCATTAATGTATCCGCTGAATGTTCTAGCAGTTACAACTCCAGTGAAGAGTCCATCACCAACAACAGACAGTTTTGAAGTTGGAATTGTGGTACCAATTCCAAGATTACGATCAATATAAACGTCACCAAAGACATCTAATGAGGTACTTGCATTTGTTGTTGCAATACCAACTCTACCAGTTACATCAAGTACTGTTTGATTTTCGGTATAAGAACTAATACCAACTTTAATTTTTTGTTGTCTGCCGCTGGTATATTTTGCCATTGTTAGTTAAGAGTTTCTAGAATGCTTCCCAAGAACTTAATATCTGTTGCGTTACTTGCAGAGAGAACAAGCACGTCACCGGATTCAAGAACAAGTTTTCCGGCAAGAAGATTTGCAGTATCGCTTGAAGAAACTGGAAAGTTTTTTAAGATTTCTGTCGTAACTGCAATTCCAGAGGTTGTTCTCTTATGTGAAAAAGAAATCGTTTGAGTATTATTTCCAATATTTGCTGCTTGTGCTAAAAGAACAACACCCGTGTATCCAACAGGTGCTGTATAAATTCCTACGGCATCTGTTGTTGCAACCTTTGTAACTGTTTTAAATACATTTAATGGTAATGCCATTCTATTAATCTCCTCCTAATGCTAGAATGAATGGTGTCATCGTGGCGAACAAACTCTTCGAATAGAATGTTCCAGATATGGTTCCTGTGTTTTGATTAACAATAACACCATCACCAATTCTAAAATTGCCAGACTGATCAGTGCTTGTGAAAACTACTAGACCACCATTACGAGCATCAGTTTCATTGTCTTGAATTGGAACCCCACCTTGAGCAGGAAGAGCAGAACCAATATTTGTTCCAGATCCAATGTATTCAAAAGAGTGACCAGAAGCTAAGACTCTACTTTGCTTAAAGAATGGAACCGTCGATCCAACACCAACTGCATAAGGTACATTTTCAGAAACTGTAATGGTACAAATACCAGTAGAAATTGGTGTTGATTCTAGAATCGAATAATATGTTGGTAGAAGTTCTAAAATAGCCGTTGCTGTATTTATTCCAACATTTGGAGCAGAAATTGTAATTGTAGGTGCTGTAGTATAACCCCTTCCACTTGAAACAATTTCAATTCCAATCACACTTCCATTTCTAATTTCTACAACTGCTGTCGCTTGTACACCCCAATCTGTTGTTGGTGCAGAAATTGTAACTGTTGGAGTTGAAGTGTATCCCGTACCGCCAGAACCAACCGTAATCTTATTCACAGTATTATAAAGGTTATCAAAATAAATTACTTGCCCATCAAATGGACGAACTACATTAATCTTAACTGTTCCACCAGAACTATAAGTATGAGATAATGTTGAAGGACCTACGTTCACTACAAATTGATTTGCTGCAGGAACAGATTTAACTTCAAACACATATCCATAATTGCCACTTGGATAGGTTACAATTCCAGGACCAGAAGAACAAGTAAATCCAAGTCCAGCAAGAGTTACTCCCATTCCAACTGCAAAATTATGATTGGAAGAAGTTGTAACAGTTGCAACACCACTTACATTATCATAAATTGCGTTAGAGACATTGTACGTTGGAACATTCAAGTCTAAAACAAAAGTATCACTATTCACCGCTGCAGACTGCGTAACAATTCCAGTATATTTTCTAGGTCCAACACCATCTGCAATCAATCCATAATTACCAAAAGAAGAGTTGCTATTCGTTAAGTCGCAAGCAGCTCCAGTTCCACAGTAGACTGCAGTATCAGGGCAGATTGTAAACAAAGAAACTAATTGAGCATATCCTTCATTTGTAATTGAAACTCCAATACCATTAGCATTATACTGAGTATAAGAATCAAGGACCATTGATTTTGTAGGTCCAATTGAATGCCTACCATCAATTTTCATTCCAATACTATTTGGAATGAAGTTTGTACAGTTTTGAATATAAGGTGATTGATTATTATAAACCGCTTTGTTTGGATTAAATGCTACGATTGCTCCAGTATTTGCAGTCCCAACAAAGGACATTTCTGCAATATAATTACCATTTCCAACATAGAAAAGGTCTCCTTGATTCTGTGGAGATACAGAGACTTCTCTTAAACTTGATCCAACAAGACTTACTTGATCTGGCAATACGATCGGATTATTTTCTATATAAGTCCCAGCACTAATTTTAATAACAGTTCCTGCTGTTGCTGCTGTGACTGCTGCTCCGATTGTTCGCTTTGCGTCTCCGAGTTTGAGTCCTGTGTTTGTGTCCTGTCCATCGGGAGTAACATAAAGAATATTAGTAACTGTTGCGCCAGCAGCGACACGTACAACTTCTGATCCAATACCTGCTCTATTTCTGACCGCATAGAGTTCAGCATCATGAATATTATAGGCTAATTCGCCATATTGTAACGCTCCTTGTGCTGGAATTTTTCCAGGTACAGCAGAACGTTTAATCCGAATCGGAGTTGCCATTTATTATATTCGGTATGTACCAGAAGAAACAGTATATACTGCTCTTGATATATTTATTCAACTCGCATTATTCCTTCTAGGACGATAAGTGAATAAATTCGTTGGTGGATCTGGTTTCATCCATTCCTCTATTTTATTAAATCTTTCTTCACTATAAAAGTCTTGTTGAACATACCATAACTTCCAGTGCTCGTGCCCCTTATCTTGGTTACAAGAGTGGCAGCAACAGACTACATTTTTAGTAAAGTCCATTCCACCTTTTGATTGAGGAACAATATGATCAATTGTAAGTCTCTCTTCCGATCCGCAATAAGCGCATTGATGTTCCCACTTTTCCCGTATTTGCTGTCTCCATAATCGTTTCGCTTCTGCCGGACTTGTTGTTCGTAGATTGAACAAGTACTCTGAGGGCGAACGGAGGAGATCCATAAGCATCTGCGATTTTAGTTATTTATTCATACGATCACAGGTTCTCCTTGACCTTCTGGAAGTTTGATCTGAGATAGTTCTTTAACTTCCCAAGAACCACCTACTCCACCATCCATATTCACCACGATCTCATTAGTCGGAAGTGCCTTTGGAATTTCAACGTCAATTACAGGACTCATTAGAATCTTATTACGAGTATAAGTTCTGTTCTGTGGGTCAAAAGCAACCATTGCAAGAGCATCAAACTCTTCACCACAGTCTAAAATTTTTCTCCCAGTCTTTTTATCTAAAACTGAAAAATACTCATCACGATACTTGTTCATCTTCTATTTCCTTTTCTTCATTATAAGATGATTCTGGTTTTCTGTAAAGACCTGGCCAGGTATCACGAATAATTTCTGCGAGTTTATAAGGTGTTTCAGAAGTTATCATAATTCTTGTGTAAGAGACATTATAAACATAAAAACTCCAAAGAGTATAAAGAGTGTTAGGATGAGTAGCATTTAAGATTTTCTACTAATAGTTCTAGTTCTTGTAGGGTGGCGTCGTTTTTGAGAGTGTTTGCTCTATTACTTATGACCCACACATTACCTTTTATGTATCCTTTTGTGGGGTCTATACGGTCTAATGATGGAGAGTTTCCTTGCTGACTTCCTTTACCACGATGACACTCTAGTGGTATTCCAAGAAGAGGACATTTATCAGGAATAATAATATCTTTTTGTTCTATTGTAAAGTCTAATCCTTTTTGCTTTGCTCTATATTTTGCTCTAGACCACATAGCAGAAACTTCATCAATACCTTTTTCTCTTCTTTCTTGATGCAATTCCTGCAATCTGCACCCACAAGATTTTACTTCTGCTTTCGGTCCTATTATATAATCTTTACGAACTTTATTTTTTATATTACCACATTCACATTGACACTTAAAGAAAACATTTTTCTTATCACTATATTGTTCTAAAATAGTAAGTCTCCCATAAGTCTGTCCGACATATGAGAGACCTTTTGGGCGACCCCCTTTACATCGGGGGTCTCTTTTTAAACCTGTATTCCAAACCATTAGCATTACCGCGAGTAATACTATTTATATAAAAATAATATTATAGGGCATTCCCTCTCGGAAGAACCTCATCTGGAAAAACGAACGATTCGTGTGGCTGATCTACAGGAGCCATCCACGCTCGAAGACCTTCATTCAGAAGAATGTTTTTCGTGTAGAAGGTTTCAAACTCAGGATCCTCTGCGGCACGAATCTCCTGACTCACAAAGTCGTAAGCACGAAGATTAAGGGCAAGACCAATAATGCCAATGGAAGAAGTCCAGAGACCCATAACAGGAACAAACAACATAAAAAAGTGCAACCAACGCTTGTTACTAAAAGCAATACCGAAGATCTGAGACCAGAATCTGTTAGCCGTAACCATAGAATACGTCTCTTCCTCTTGAGTCGGTTCAAATGCTTTGAAAGTGTTTGCCTGATCACTGTCTTCAAACAGAGTGTTTTCTACAGTTGCTCCGTGAATCGCACAGAGAAGTGCTCCTCCCAGTATACCAGCAACTCCCATCATATGGAAGGGGTTGAGGGTCCAGTTGTGGAAACCCTGAAGAAACAGAAGGAACCTGAAGATAGCAGCAACTCCAAAAGAAGGTGCGAAGAACCAACTGGATTGACCAAGAGGATACATCAAGAATACAGAAACGAATACTGCGATGGGACCAGAGAATGCGATTGCGTTATAAGGACGAATGCCCACCAGGCGAGCAATCTCAAACTGGCGAAGCATAAAACCAATCAGACTAAAGGCCCCGTGGAGTGCCACAAAAGGCCAGAGTCCCCCAAGTTGGAACCACCTGACGATATCCCCTTGAGCCTCAGGACCCCAGAGAAGAAGAAGAGAATGACCCATAGCGTCTGCTGGAGTACTAACTGCCGCAGTAAGAAAGTTTGCACCCTCAAGATAGGAACTTGCCAACCCGTGAGTATACCAACTCGTAACGAAAGTTGTCCCAGTAAGCCAACCACCAAGAGCAAGGTAAGCAGTGGGAAAAAGAAGTAATCCAGACCAACCCACAAAGACAAAGCGATCTCGTTTAAGCCAGTCATCCAAGACATCAAACCATCCTCTTTGTGAAATTTGTTGTTGCGTAAGTGTTGAAGAAGTCATAACCTCCATTGTATTTCTCATATTTATGTTAACACTTCTTAACAAAGAAGTCAATGAGTATTAGTGCTTAAGGACTAATTGCAAATAAATGATTTAATGTAGTAACAGTTTGATCCTTATACTTAAATGCAACTTTATCCCATCCAGTTCCAACCTTACTTCCTGTTTCGTCTTTCATATACTTATCAATCCAATAACAACAATATGATACCGTGCGATTAAGAACATCCCACTTTGTATCTTTTGATGGAAAAAAGTTATTGGTTTTCCATTCGTCTACAATATGAGAAATACCATCCCAATCTTTTCCTTTAGTATTTCCTGCCTTATCATTAATGTCTTGAAGTGCTTCTTTTAGTTTGTCATTATCACACCCATATTTTTTAAGCGCCATAAGAGCAGCACAAACAAGTGCTTGATCCCAAGAAGAAGCATCCTTTAAAAACTCATCAAGAGTTTTAATTTCTTCTAAAAATGCTCCAACTTGACCAGGCAGTTCGGAGGATTTTGCAGTTGTTTGATTCCAAGTATCTGGATAATAAAAGTGGCAAGCTTTATTCAATGCAGTAATAATTTGCCCTTTAATAAGTTTTTGAGATTGTGGCGTGTAACGATACATTCCAGAAAGAATACCATAAAGTTTTTCTTGATTTCTTTCTACACTATCAGGAGAATCAAAAGTATTATAAGACTCACGAATACGATCGGGATCATCAAAAGAATATTCAATTACAAATACATCCTTTGGAATAGAATCTGAACCTCCTTGAGCCCAATTCAGAGCACGAGTATTGGAGTCAATTCTCCAACGAAACCCAGCAGGATACTTTTTACCATAGACTTCACCAGATTCTGTGAGTTTAGCAACAAATACTACACAATGTTCTGGAAGAAGAGTAGAAAGATGCTTTCTTGCTTTACTCAAACGCCCTTCTGTATTTCTTTGGCAGAAGACTTCTGGAAGATCTGCAAACTCCTCATAAGGCATCCAATATGAATTAATATATCCACTTTCTTTAATTGGCATATAGGGCACAATAGTCCCATCGCTTCTTTTAACAGTCATAAAATTACCTCGCTGTAAATACGAAAACCACTTCCAAAAGGAGGTTGTGGGAGGTTAACTCAAATATTCTATCATACTTTGAAGAGTTTGTATATTATCTCCTACAAGACCCAGTGCGGTGTTGCAATGATGACAGAGTAGTTTTCTTACTTTACCAGTATTGTGGCAGTGGTCTACGCATAACTTTTTCCATTTACCATTTCCTTCATTACCACAAATAGCACAACGACCACTTTGTTCCTCATACATTTTAGTATGCTCATCAAGAGTTATACCATACATCCTTTTCAAATCATTATTTTTAGTGCGTTGTGGATTTGCTTGATGTCTTGATTTTACTCTTGCCTTATCACATTCTTTGCAAGCAGAGTGCCTCCTACCTGTTTTCTTATCACGCATATAAAACTCTGTGATGTTCTTCTCAACACCACAAGTCATACAAGTTCTATACAGGTCGGAGTATAGTTTAGTCATTTCGTGCTTTCTTTCGTGCTTAAATATTTATAAAAAAAGGAACTCCGAAGAGTTCCCCTTTATTATATCACCCGATAGTTGGTGCTGTCAAGGCAACAGGAGTTGCTTCGGCAGCGGCAAGATCAAGTGGGAAGTTGTGAGCATTCCTTGTGTTTTAACCTTTGTCGCCAAAGGGAGCGGACTATATCATCACTCATAAGAGTGTCGGACGCTAGTGGCGTATTACGGATGAAGCGTCATCCACCGCCTAGTCTCTGAACCTTCCTTACACGCTTGCAAGGCTTGGCTGCTGATTGTCTACGAGAGAGTTCCAGCAATTCATCCGATTTAACGAGCGCCATGCGTTCACAAAACGCTCGTGCATAACTTCCATACCAAGTCCAGCACGGTTCAGAACATCAGCCCAGGTGTTGATTACCTTGCCCTGACTATCAACAATACTTTGATTAAAGTTGAAGCCATTCAAATTGAAGGCCATCGTAGAAACACCAAGAGCGGTGAACCAGATACCTACAACAGGCCAGGCAGCAAGGAAGAAGTGCAGCGAACGGGAGTTATTGAACGAGGCATATTGGAAAATAAGGCGTCCGAAATAACCGTGAGCAGCAACGATGTTATAGGTCTCTTCTTCTTGACCAAACTTGTAACCATAGTTCTGCGACTCGTTCTCAGTGGTTTCACGAACCAGTGAGGAAGTAACCAGAGAACCGTGCATAGCACTGAACAGAGAACCACCGAACACACCAGCAACTCC